GCAAAAAATCTTTTTGGAATTAAGGAAGGTCTCAGTATCAGACACAGTAGACATAAGGTTACTATGTGGACATTGTGAAGCACCAATAGATGTTCAAATATCATTGGATACTTTTAAGCTTCATGAAACAGAAGGACACGCGATGGACTTTAAAATTGCTGAGGACATATCAGTAAAAATGAGATATCCAAATGCTAAAGAACTTACTGCTCTGGGACATTCAGAGACAGAAAGTGACATTTACAAAGTCGCTGAAACTTGTATAGAAACTGTTTTCTATGGAGATGCAATCATTGAATTTAACGAACTGAAGGAAGAGGAAAGAAGTGATTTCATTGACAACCTAACTTCAGAACAGTTTGCACACATTAAAAACTTTTTTGAGTCAATGCCAGTAATAGAAAACCATGTCGAATATAAATGCAACAAGTGTGAAAAAGACAATGTTGCATACTTAAATGGGTATTACGATTTTTTCGTATAAGCCTTTTTCACGAAAATTTAGAAAATTATTTTAAAACTAACTTTCTACTTATGCAAGAACATAAATATAGTTTAACAGAAATAGAGAGTTGGGTTCCGTGGGAAAGGCAAGTATATATTTCAATGTTGGTTCAACATTTAAAGAAGAAAGCGGACTCAATAAAAAATAACAAATGGAGATAATTAAATGGCATTCTTTGTACCCGCTTTAATGGGAGCAGCCAGAGTAGGAATGGGTCTTATGAGAGGGACGGCTGGGGTAGCAAAATCTGGACTAAGAGCGGCGGGGTCTGTTACCAAAGGCGCGGTTGGATTTGGTGCTGGAGCAGCACTAGCCGGCGGTGGTAGTGGTCAGACTGCTGTGCCTTCTTCAAATGAAAAATCAATGGATAATGTTATTCCGTTTCCATCAGCTGCTGGTGGTGGAAGAAGAGGTGGAGGAGGTTCAGGCGGAGTATCAACTGCTCAAGCTACTTCCGCGTTACAAGATGGGGATTCATCGAATCCAACAGTCAATGCTTTAAATGATATAAGAGAAGTTCTAGTAAACATAAAAGGTGATACCGCTACGATAGCAATGGGGTTCAGCGGTAAGACAGCAGAATCGCCAGACGAAAACAAATTAAATGCAATGTTTGGTGGAAAGGGTAAGGGTAGTGGAATACCCAGCGGAAGTGCTGGATTAGGAGCAGCTGCTGGTGGATTAGCTGCTATGACTGCTATGGGTCTATTTGGTGGCGGTGAGAAAACAGACGAAGAAAAACTGAAAGAGGTATCTGGAAAACTTGAAGATGGCGTAGATAACTTTACTGAAAAACTAACTCAATCATTAATAACACAAGGTAATAAATTGATTGCTGCCAAAAGTCTAGTTGGTGGAACTCTGGATGCAGCTAAAACTGGCGCAGTTACCGCTGCCAAAATGGTCAAGAATAAAATTACTGGAGCACCAACGCCTGGCATTGATAAGGCTGGTGCGCCCGCGATAGACAGTTCCAAGGTTGTTGGTACTGACCCTCAAGGTAGAAATGTAGTGCAATCGCAAAAAGGTAATTTTACTGTACAAGGTGCGGATGGTAAACCAACTACGAATATGGTCAAACCAGAAAATGTTAAAGGATTAAAAGTCGGTATTGATGGAGCTAAAAACGCAAAAGGAGCAGCGAAAACGGCATTAGCAAAAACTGGTAAGTTAGCAACTTCATTGATGAAAAATATCGGTAAGTATGGTATCAAACAAATACCTCTCGTGGGTGCAGCTGCTGGTCTTGGAATGGCAGCATGGAGATTAATCAAAGGGGATAAAGCAGGGGCAGCCGCAGAACTGGCGGGTGTCGCGTTAGTTGGGCCAGTTGGTGGTGTAACAATAGACGCTGGTCTTCTTGCTAGAGATATGTACAACGATGTTTATGGTGACCCAGAAAGTGATGATATGACAAAAAGATTCCCCCATGATACAGACGCGGCCACAGAAGGTTCTGGTTACGGAGAAAAATTTAAAGCTATCAAAGATTATGTGACAGGTAAACTTAAAGAAATGAAAGAGAACTTTGGTAAAAGTGAAATGGAAAAACCAACAGATGCAAGACCAACATCAGATGATCAGGGTTATTTTCAGTCCGATGAATCATTCGCAAACGAACAAAAAGAATGGGATGAAAAATGGGGCGCCACACACAATGAAGATGGAAGTCTAAAAGCGGCACCACCAGAAATGGAAATTACAGAAACTTCTGGTGATGATTTATTAGGACAATCCACACCAGCAGAAACAGAAGGTGGTTCTGTAACAATTGATTCAGCATCCAATCAAGTAGCAGATGCTCAAGCAAAAGCAAGTGAAGAAAAGGCAATGCAAACTGCAGCTCTAACAAGTAGTACGCTCGGAAAGTTAGAAAACTTTGTCGGAGGCATTGGTGGAAAAGTAGAATACTTACCTGTGTTAGTATCAGATAAATCGGTTGTAGATGCTGAAGTTAATAGTCTTATGGTTCAAAAGAACAGTTAAGTTTTTTCTGGATATATCCATCAACATGGTTTAGGATAAAACTCTCTCTTCTTTCCATATGTGTTTGTGTCTGAAAATCATCCCAAGTAACACTAGGGTCAATAAAGAACTTATCATACATGAATGGGTCTAATATATTCTTTAGTTTTGCCTGACTAAACTCTTCCACGCAGAACTTAAAACATTCATACATGGTAGAGTAGTCATTTTCCCACATAATGTACTCGCCAGAGGTCGCCACATAGTCGTAGAGGTCTTTATAGAACGGATTGATACTCATGTCCCACTTTATATCATCTTTGGGGAATTTACCCTCTCTATAACCGTAATCTTTCCAATTTAAATCAAATTCTGAACTATGATTAAGAGATGGTTTACCTAGTAACTTAATCATCAATATATTCATATGATAACTCTGGTCTGCCCAGTATTCAGAACACCATTTTACTGTATCGCGTAGACTATCAATGGTTTCATATGGAAGTCCAGATATTAGTGATATATGACCTTTATAGAATCCAGCATTCTTCTGAAAGTATTCTTTAACTTCTAATAGTCCATCCTGTATCCTACCAGTATTCATCCCCTTACCAACAGATTTAGCTGCCTTGTGGTTCATACTTTCAATACCATAGAAATGGGATGTAATTCCCATCTTGATTAGGTTATCCCAATCTTTAGGACGCGAAGCGATTAAATCACCACGAATATACGCGGTCATCTTTGGTTGGAATGGAAGTTTTTCTATTACATTAGCAAACTTCTCAATCTTCTGTGGACTATCATTGAATGTTTCATCTAGGACAATATAATGTTCTGTTCCCCACTTATCATAATTCTCTAACATCTCATCATAGACGCTTTCTGCTGTACGAGAGTAATCACCCTTGACACCTAGTATTGGGAAACTACAGAACTTACATTTAAACTTACACCCACGGGCAAACTCCAAAAGAAGTATTTCTCTTGGGTTCATAAAATCGGTTTCTTGATATGATACTGTTAAGTCATCTCTGGGGAAAGACTTGTAATTAACATATGCATTAATTATATTATTGAAGTGTATTGGTTCTGGGCCACCATCGAAATGTTTCATCAATTCCAACATGGCATTTTCACCATAACCATAGACATACCAATCCATGTCCAGACTACGCATACTTTCATTTTGACTACCAGCGACACGCGGTATATCTGGATATTCCTGTTTTAACCATTCAACCAGTTCTTTAACAACTGGACTATCTAAAAAGAATGTAGAACCAAACCCAAAGAACTTGCAATTCTCTGCTCTAGGTTTAATGTATTCTTTTAATTGTTCTATTTTCCATCGGTGAACATAATCTATTACATCTATACTATAACCATTCTGCCTCAAAAAAGTGGCAATCTTGTGTCCGCCTGAACTTCTTCTTATTGAGATGTTTCTTGAATCTTCTTTATGAATTGACCCAGCAAAGTCTTCTAGTTGTCCACCAAATATAATTCCATCCATAATTTTCGCCATAAAAAAAGGGGCGACACTATTTATGCCGCCCCTCGCATAACTAAGCTGAGATATTAACTATCGTCAGCAAGTTTTGCAAAGTACGACATTGCATCGTCATCACTATCTGAACCATTGGAGACTACCTTTGCTTCAGCGTTTTTGTTAACAAACAAGTCATCTTCAATGTCGCCTGTTTGGGCTGCGACAGTTGAAGCAGTGGGAACCTTGCTTGCGCCTTGAAGAACCATACCCAATTTGGATTTAAGGTCTTCATAAGACTTGAAGTTAGATGGGTCTACAATCTCTGCAAGAGAGTATTGTTTCGCCCAAAGCGCCTCAATTTCATCATCAGCAGCTACTGGTGATGGTGCAGACTCAAACTCCGACTTGTCATAGTTTCGGAATCCCTCAACTTGACGAATCTTCAGTTTGAAGTTTCTGCCTTCCCAGAAATCAAAAGGATTTACTGGAGTTTCATCTTCAAATTCTGGCTTTAACAAGTCTTGAATTTTGTCGAAGATTTTTTTACCATAACGATAAAGGTATACATTACCTTCACTTTCTGGATTTGATGGGTCTTTCACAACAATAATGTTGGAATAAAAAGACTGCCTACGCTTTTGTTTGCGAGCAATGTCTTTGTTAGACTCAACTCCGCTATTCCACAATTCGCTGTTCAATTCAGAAACAGGGTCTTGTTGTCCTAGAGTTGTGAGAGAATTCTCGATGTACCACTTCCCAGTAGGCCCTTGGAATCCATGTGTCCAGAGTCTTGCCCAATATTGGTCTTCACCTTTTGCTGGGGGCAAAAATCGGATTACTGCATAACCATTTCCAGCTTGGTCAACAGTTGGTTTCCATTCCCTACCATCGTCATTAGACTCGGTGGTAGTTGTAGACATCTTCTCAACTTGGTTAAGAAGGGTGTCAAAGTTGCCACGCGACTTGCGTAGCTCTTCTATACTATTAAACGACATATATTTCTCCTTGTGCGTTATATTGGTTTATGTTTGCGTTGTATTTTACTTTTTTTATCTAAGGCGTCCAAAAACTCCTCAGACTCATAAATGTCCTCATTATACACGAGATGTTTGTATTTGTCAAGTCTAGTTTTATCTTCACTAGGTACTCTTCTCATACGCTTCTCATCATCATGAGGATGTAGTTTCCTACTCATTATGTACACTCCTATTTATACAGGTTAGTGAGTAAGTGTTTTAGCAACTTCTCTCATAGAGTCAGTCACCTTAACAAACGGGCGATACTTTTTCACTAGTAGTACAACATCTTCTAACAAGATATCATCCGTTTCTTCTACGAAATTAAAAATCTTATCTAATATAACAAGAGTTTCAATTTCGATCATTGTACCAAAGTATAGACGAAAAGTCAAGCCCTGTTTTCCATTTTTTTCAAAAAAAGCGCCAACTTTTTGTTTTTCCATCTCTAGTACTATCTTAGAGACATCTCTTTTAAAGAGATATTCCCTTTGATTCTTTTTTACCTTCCAATCTTCGTATCGTTTGGATGCCTGTATATCAAACAATCCACCCCATCGTTCTCCAGATACAAAGTTTGCGACTAAGAAATCTATTATTTCTTCGCGTTTATAATCCCTAGCAAGTTTCTTTATAGATACCATGTCCTTTCTTTTCTTGAAAGTTTCTGGTTTTACTCTAACCTTACCCTTATACTTCACTACATCATATGACTTAGTAGTAAAATGAAGTTTAATCGCTAGGTACAGTTTATAAACTTCATAGGGTTCAATCATATGGGTAACTTACAAGACTTTTGTCCCTTAACCAAGTTAAGTCCAATTGCTTCTGCTTTGATTTTTTCTTTCAGAGATGATGTGAGTAATTTTTTAACACTCTCTATCTCTATTTCATTCCTTCCACAATATTCCACTAGTACATCGATATAATTCCCAGCAGATACAGCTTTTCTTTCTATGTGTTGAGAGAACTCAGCGGATGTATGAAATTCTTTCGTAACCATGAATACATCGCTAACCTTCTCTTCTTTTTCTGTGTCATTGTCCACTATCAATTTTGGCATATTTTCGTTCCACATTCCTCAAATCCTTGTTTACATTTTTTAAAATCCGTTCTTCCTCATAATCACTTTTCCATTTCATAATATAACTAATAACATCATATTGCGGTTCAATATATGGACTTTCACATTCAGTTACTTCTGCCTCACCCTTCTTGTCAAATTCATGAACAATAGAGTGACCAAATGCCTTTGCTATATCCGATATACTAACTGGATTCCCAGAACCAAGATGTACATTTTTTGGTTTATTTTTTGTTGTTAACAACTTTAATATACCATCGATTACATCATGGATATGCGTGAAGTCTCTTTCCTTTTTCCCACTACCAAATATCCTTAAAGGATTATCTTCCTCTATGCATTTTTTAAATGCTCGGATTACCGTACTATGTTCTCCATAGTCAGCTTCTCTCGGCCCATACACATTATAGAAATATAACATATGGTATTCCAAGTTAAATTGTTTGCGGTAAAGTTCTAGTAACTCCTCATTTATACACTTTGAAAATGTATAAGGATTATCATGATGGTGAAGAAACTGAGTACTTGAAGAGGCAGCGAAAAACAAGGGTATTCGTTCTCTTCGTGCATACTCAGCAACGACCATTGTTGAATTAAAGTTATTTGTGATAGTCCCAAATGGGTCAGTCTGTGATAACCTAATTCTAGGCGTGGCGGCTAGGTGAAATATTGCGTCAAACTTTCCAACTGGAATTGCTGATGCAACATCTTGATGTAGATACTTCACATTCGGACTATTTTCGACTTTGAATTTACCTTTCCTCATATCGTCAATGACAAGAACATTCTGCCCATGTAAGAGTAATGCTTCTGTCAGATGGGAACCAATAAATCCGCACCCACCTGTAACGATAAAGTTATGTACTTTCTCAGTCATGATATACCGTATAAAAAATGTGACTATCTATTTTTGTTGTCATAGCCATGTGTTGTGCCCATGCTGGTTCCACATAATCCGCGTGATAAAACAAACTACCATTTGTATTATCTTCGTATCTTTCATACCAAACATCAATAGCCAATTCAACGATTTCTTCATATGATGTGAAATCTCGTACTATGTCGGACTTACCGTCACAGTACCAACTAAATTGACAACTATGTCTGATTGGAACCAACTCATTTTCATCTCTCCAAGACGGTCTATGTTTGCCTTGATAGACAACACCACAGATTGTGTCTGGATATGTTTCATGTTTAACACGATTAAGGGTAACGAAAGCAACTGCAATTTTACCTTCAGAGCTTTCGCCCCTAGCTTCGTGATAAATGTTAATTGCGAGACAAGCAACTTCCTCTTGATCAATGAACTTTACTGGTTCATAGATATGGATGTCCTTGTCGTAATAGTTATCAGCACTAGCGGGCCACAATACAAGCGACACCGCTGCCAAGGCTGTTAAAAACCATGTGTACATAATGTACTAGATTAGAATGGTATCTTGTCAAACAATGTGTCAAGAAAATCCAACCAACCTTTGCGGTCTTTAATCCATGCTCCAATTACTATCCCAATAACGAGTCCTGTAATTAACCACATATCTTCTCCTCCTTCTCTTTGAGAATTTGTTAGGACAGTATTCTGGTGCTAGGAACTGTCCGAAACCCCGAGCGATTTTACGCCGCTAAAGCGTAATCCTCATAAGCAGTATTATTTTCTGCATTTATAGTTTTGTTGCACTTACGGTAGCTTCCTCTCCGAACTCTCCACGCACCTATTAAGTTCCAGTCGATCCTAATCGCCCCCATCAAAAAAAGACTAAGTAAATGATTCCAGAAACTAAAGTGATGTCTGCAATGATACTCCAAAGAATATACATTCTTAACATCCATTTTCCAGCACCGTTTACCATGACTAATCTCCTTTTGGTGGAGGCGGGGGGAATTGCACCCCCGTCCTGTAAACCCTTCGACTTGTTTCATCGAGTTAAGTTATTTATAATACTATAAGATGGGCCAAAAGTCAAGCGTTATTTTCGTACAAATCTCGACATTCTAGCAAGTAATCTGTGTAATTATCACGATGTTCTATGAACAATTGTGGTTCTTCATTCGCCACACCAATAATAATTACTGAATTTGTGATAGGTATTCCTGTTCTTTCCTCAAACATGACGGCATAACCAGCACATTGAGCGAAATAGTTCTTAATATATGATTTGGTTTTCGGTTTAGCAGAGGTCTTAAAGTCAATAATAGACAATTTTCCCTCAAATTCAGCGATACAATCCGCTTGTCCAGCCAACCTTAGATGGTCGCTGTACAAAAATTGTTCAATCGCGTGTATGTTATTTATCTTATCAAGGTAAAGGCGCATGTTATCGAACATATCTGTCTCTACAAAGGACAACATTTCAGTATCAAGTTCCTTATTATTAAGATAATCCTCACAAACACCATGAATTTTGGTTCCACGAACAGATGATTGACGCGATATTTTGTTCGCCTCTTGTTCTCCTACCTTTTTTCTCCACGCTTTTATAGCGGGTTTTATCTTATAACCAAGAACGGTGGTGATAGAGGGATATCTATCACCATTTTCCGTTACATATGTCCGTTTTCCTTCAAAATTCTCCCTCATTAACTGGGGAAAGGCGTGTTTTTCTTCAATATGTGTAAACATTACGAAAATTCCTATTATTATGTAACCATTATACTAGCCTTTGAAGCAAATGTCAAGTCCCATATTGCTCTTCATAGCGGATTCTTGATATTAAATACTCTTTTACTAAGTCAGAACGAACAATATCATCCTCGTTGAACTCAAACATTCTAAATGAAGGCATATTTTCAGCAATTACCATGAATTTCTGCAATCCACTCAAATCACCTTTCTTGTATAGGTCAGTTTGGCGGAAGTCTCCACAGAATATAATCTTGGAATTGTGTCCTACGCGAGTTATGATAGAGTTAATCTCCATATCATTCATATTTTGACACTCATCAACAATAATAACGGAATTATCTAGTGTAATTCCTCTTACGAATGATGTAATCATCCATTCTACATATTTTTGTTCGATTAGTCTCTGGAATGCCTGTTGTTTTGTTGGGAATAAGTCGGAACACATATCAATATATGGTTGCATGTACACCGCAGTCTTCTCTGTTTCATCGCCTGGCAAATGTCCTATTTCTCTTGATGGGACTGCTGACCTAATAACGACTACTTTTTTGTATGGGTTTCCTCTTTGTAAAACCTCTTCTAATGCTCGGTACAAGGCAATATATGTTTTACCTGTTCCAGCACAACCATGCAATAACATTGCTTTACAATCTTTCTTGTACTCTGCAAAAAAATGTGATTGGGTTTCTGTAAGTGCATCGATTGTAATTAAATCTTCAATACGCATTTTCAAAGTTGATTTCTTCTTCACCTGTTGTATATCGGAATTTAAATTCTCAATTACTTGTAGGTTGGTTTTAGTATTGCGTCTTGGCATGTGGTATTTCTCCAGATGGGTTAGTTAAAAAAATTGATATCCATCATAAAGAGGTCTATTACATATCTTCTCCTGTTGTAAAATGTATTTTGTTTGTTATATTTCTTTGCTTAATGTTAATACTATATTCCTTTCGTTTGAAATACCAGCATCACCATGAAATTCTATGTACTGAATTGTTCCGTCAACTGGGCCCAAGTCAAAACTTTTCCCGACTGTCCAATTGTCACCTATTGTATCCCATGTTCCCCATGAAACATCAAATTCAACTATAGGTAAAGTATAAGAGACTTCACTATAATCAACAAAACCCTCTGCACCAACTACATGTAAAAGACCTACATCTTTCCATCCTAATGCTATTTGATGTTCAACTCCATCTAAAGATGAGTCTCCGTTATAGTTATAGTCTACATATGTGTAAGAAGCGGAAAAGTCTTTCCACTCATATCCGTATCCAGCATAAAGGTCAACCTCTAAGTTTGCAAGTCCATCTCCGAAATCTACTTCAGATGCCCACATTCCTACAAAGGCTCCCTTATATCCAACATCAAACCCACCAGAGACAGCAGGGTCTCCTAAAGTTTGGGTTTGTCCCCTAAAAATATATTCACTACTCAACTGTCCGTTGGCAGAAGAACTTATTTCCGCGTGAGCACCAAATGATGCCATCATTATTAATATCATTATTAAATATTTCATTTTTTCTCCTAGTTATAAAGCGCTGATAATGGCAGAACCTCAGCAGAACGAATTATTCTGCAAATTTGTTTTTTACATGGTTCTGATATTATTTGATTGTCCAGACAATCGGTCATTTTTTCAATGACGAATTCTGGTTCTAATGTGCGAAGATCTTGGCGTACCCATTTTTTCGGATCATCCAAATCATCGGTTAGATTAAGACATAAAAGGACAATATAGATATCCTCTTCTGTATATAAATTGATTCTGTATCCTGTTGGTTCCCACCTATGTTTTTTCGGGAACTTCAGTATATTACTCATGTTAATAACTTTTCACCAATCTTTGTACCGTACTTCTTATGACTCTCGGCACAAGGATGGCCCCTTGGTAATCTTTCTATTATGTTAGAACCCAATGGGTCTAACTTTGTTCCTTCTATGATATACTTATCTATTTCAGATTCTAGAAATTTGATTTGAGATGCAAACATTGGTCTATCAAAGTCCATTTCATATTGTTTTCTATACCATTTTGGATTAAAATGGTCTAACATTGGTATAATATATAATTTTATGTCATAAACTTTGCAAATATTGATAATACTGTAGATTTCATGGAGAAAATGCCAAAAGAGAGTGTATACCCCCTTTAGTCCCAGATATTTTTTAGCAAAGTCTGGGTCACCCCTTCTTTCAAAGTCAGTAGCAACTACAAGACTCCTCGCGGAACCATATCTACCCAGTTCAAAATAAAAGTTTTCCTGTTCGGCAAATATCATTTCTCTGGCAAACCCAGTAAGACCAACTACAATTGCCTCTTTGTTTCTATCTATCTCATATTCTTCTCCCATTATATGTGACAGTAGTTTAGCTTTAATATAGGTCATCGATGCTCCATGACTTCCATGATTGTAAGTTCGGACTTTCAAAACATTACACATGTGTTGTGGCCATGACAACTGATTTTCCAGTTTCATCTTTTTCTTAAAAAGGAGTTCTCGTGACAGTTTTCTTTTGTAATATGACTCTACAGTTTCCCCCTTCTGTTTCTTCATGTCCTTTACTGGAATTCCCATTGGGTCAGGCATTTCTTTATCCATGAGTTCTTGTCCAGCAACATAGGAACACCCATAGAAGTGAAGTCCGTCTACCTTTATAGTTTCACCATTGTGATACTTTATCTCACGCACACTTTAACTCCATACTTCTTCTCAAATCTAACTGCATCTCTTTCATCATTAACGATTGGTTCACCCTTAATGTTTAAACTGGTATTTAAAAGGATAGGATGACCACTATGTGTTTTCCATCTCCTTAACAACTGAGATAACCCGCTGTGTTGTTCGTCATTGACAGTCTGGACTCTACTAGTTCCATCTTTATGTACTATGGCAGGAAATAGTTCTGGTTCTTTACATCTAACTACATGTTGCATATATGGTGATTGAAATCCTTCTGGTACATCAAAATACTTATGTACTTCTGATTCTAATATAACTGGTGCAAAGGGTCTAAACTCCTGTCTCTTTTTAATCTTGTTAACCACATCTTTCATTTGAGAACCCTTTGGGTCTGCGAGTAAACTTCTATTACCCAAAGCCCTTGGCCCAAACTCCGCCCTACCATTTGCGACACCAACTATTTTCAATGCGACAAGATTTGCCAGTAGGTCATTGGTAGGATATGCGCCTTCTATATTATATCCAAGATAAGGCGTTCTCCATTTTAATCTTTTGTGTTCCCTAGCTGCAATCGCACCAATAGAAGAACCAGCATCGCCTGGGTTTGGCATAATCCAATGATTAGCAAAATACTGTGGTATAATTCTATTCGCCAAACAATTTAAAGCACACCCACCCATAAAAACCAAATTGGTTTCATCTGTTAATCTTGCAGTTGTAAATAATAGTTTCCCAAATTGTTCTTCATAAACTTTCTGTGTAGCAGCTGCGACATCGAAATAATCTTCTTCTTTTAAATCTGGGTTCCACCACTTACATCCTCTATGTAGGTTCTGTTTTAGTAATGGTTTAATGTCATCATAAAATCTATCGGGGTCACCATAAGCAGACATGCCCATAAGGATGTACTCATCTTCATTTGCCTTCAATCCAATTCTATCTGTCATCGCGGAATAGAACAACCCCAATGAGTCTGGATACTTAGAAGTCCAAATACACTTCATATCCTTCCATATAGATGTAGTAGTCCACTCCCCAATAGCATCAACAACTAATATAGCAGAACTCTTAAATGGTGAAGTGTAATACCCAGCAGCTGCGTGTGCTTTGTGGTGAGTAGTATAATAAGGTGATTTGATTCCAAAGTGTTTTAAATATTTTTTAGGACTTACCCACGGTCTTTGTTGTTTCGCGTATTTTTTTCTTGTCCATTTCAACCAAGGATTTTCATACCAATAAACATAATCTGGTTCACCATACTTTTTTGCTTCCAGTATAATTTCTGGATTGAGAAATGCATCATTCTTTATACCGCTAAATCTCTCACTATGAGAGGCAAACAATATTTCATCATCTTCACCAAACGGTTCCGTTCTAACAACCGCTAAAGAAGCATCATGTGTACAAGCACTAATTCCCCAACTTATCATTAGTCAAACCTACCCGAAACTACTGATAAATGTGTCGCAATTTGTTTTTGTGTTTCTGTAAAATAATGATTGCCACCAAGTCTAGGGTGAGATGTCCATTCATCGTTTGTTGGTATAGCATTTGTTTCAATCCATTGCCACCATCGTTCAACGGCCGCGAGGATATTTCTGTTTGAATCATCTAGTGGTGTTGGATGGTCTGCCTTCATATCTGATTGTAGTCTCCACGCTGGTGCTTCTATGAAAAAATATTTGACCCCCAAGAATTTCAAGTGTTTCAACAACTGAAAATAATGCCAAGATATATTAAAATAATTTGCTACTTCATAAGGATAAAATGTACCAACTTTTCCTTCTCTAGTAAACTCAATCCATCTGTAAGGATGAGGCACCTGTACAATCACTTCGTCTAGTACTGGGTCAACTTCACCCTCCGCTATATTTCTTTCCAATAAATACAAACATTGTTCTAATGAACCACCACCTTGACCCATATTCATGTAAGCAGTATGACCGCGTAGTTCAGCAAGATATCTAACCCAAGTCAAAGACCTATTTAAATCCTCACCATATTCTAAAAATGGTATTTCTTTTAATTTAACAGTCTTCCATATCTGGTCAAATAAATCATATGGGTCAACTGAAAACCCAAACTTTTTCCACATTTTTTCCCATGCTTGTGGTATCGTGTCTCCTTGATTCAGAAACATAACTTTCATTTCATCAGCAGTTTTTATATCTGTGTCCAACATTATGTGGTCAGCTAATTCTGAACCAGCGGTGTGAGAACATCCATATGCTACAAGTCTAGTCATAAATAAAAGGGTCTCTTTCTCTCATCTTTTTCATTTTCTTTTCGAGAGCTTCTTGTTTTTCTTTTTCTCTCTGTTCTATCTCATCAAGTTTAGAGTCGGTCTTCTCCGAGACCTCCGACAACGCCTTCCTGATCACCTTGGTTAGTCTCCCAGCTTTCATGAATTTGTGCAGTTTTTTTTTCGTTCTTTTTTTCATTTCTTGTATCTCCGTAGTGTACAACATTTATTCCCACATGACTTCTCCAAGGGTCAAACACAACTCCCTCATAATCGGTAGGTATCAAATCCGACTCGTGTACCTTTACGATGACATGTGGGTTTTCATCTACAGGTACAATAAATCCATATCTTTTCACATAGTGTTGGACTAGTAGACTGTAACTACCGTTTGTATATGGAACATCTGGTTTATATGAATCAGATGTAAATGCAACTTTGTTTCCGTGTTTTAAAATTGCCGTTGCCATATTTTCTGCTTGTATGTCTCGTGCCTTCATTATTTCAGCAAACAAGTCATACCCTAAATTTAAATCTTGTGCCATATATCTAAGTGCGATATTATCTCTTGGATGACACGCGCCACCATCACCCATACCAGCTTTCATATAACTGGGGCCCATGATTCTCTGAGTACTCTTTTTCAATGCATCTGTCACTACATCTACATTAATATTACCCTGTCTCTCTGCAACATCTTGTATCATGTTTACAAGACCAATCTTTGCACTAATAAAGGTATTATAAAACACCTTAATACATTCGCACTCATCCCAAGTACCAACTTCATATCGGGGATTGTTTTCCATTATCTCATTATAGAAGTGTATGAGACTATGTGCCTCTATAGACTCTTCTCCATTCTCTGTCCCTATCATTACCATCTCTGGATTTACCATATCCCACGCGACTGTACCCATGGCAATCAAGTACGGATTATAAACAAATTTAGGATTGGTTATAAGAGGCACTACTTCTTTTCTTACGGTGCCTGGCAATACCGTACTAATAAGAACCAATATCTGATTCTCATTCATGTGTTTATTTGCTTCTGAGATTACCTCTTTAACAGTATCATAATTAAAATCTTTTGGTGGCAAGTGGTTTGTAGGTTCTGAACCATCATAGAGTGGGTCATGTGGTGTAGGTACTGCAACAAATACAAATACCCTATCTTTTACGACTTCTTCTATTGTATCTTTGACATTACAATACTCGCTTTCTATTTCGCGTGTATCATAAACACTTACATCGTGTCCTTTTTGTGCAATAACCTCAGCACATGGTTTTCCTAGTTTACCAAATCCAATAAATGCAACATTGGTCATAACTTATTAATCTCCATAATATCATTGTAGTTTTCATTAATTACCTCTAAGACTCTTTTCCTATTGTACATGAGTCTATCTTCTAATGCTCCGTATATATTGTTTAATTCGTCCAATCCGTGATTGAGTTGGAACTGATGCATATCTTTTAGAGCATTATCTATTCTTCTGTATTTATTCTCTTCGTCACGATGAATATTTGGAAACAAGTCTTCAAAAGTATCAAATTTCCATTCTTTTAATTTTTCATATAGATATCTATCACCCATAATAATAAATGGTCTAAGTCCTATCAATGGTTTAAAAGTTTTCTCACTTATAAACACATCACTATGCATCACACTTTCTGTCACAACCGTACAAAAATGTTTATTCCAATACTGTGGTTCACCCAAAGATATAATATCATTTGCTAAATGTGTATCACTTAACCTTTCCCACTCATTTGATTTTTCCATTATATGCGGTGGTCTATTTTCGTTTAATATAATAGGATTTTCAAATATATACCCTTCATGTGGTATTACAGCAGAAACTATAGTGTCCTTAAAAGACATCATAGTATGCAAATCGTTTAAAAAATATCTCCTATGTTCATGTGGTTGGTGATTCAAAGTCATATAGTGTTTTTGTATGTTTGGTAATTCAGTATAACACGAATCAAAGAAAGTGTCAAGGTGTTTGTGGATAAACGATAACCAAAAATTAAAGTAATGCCCGAGTCTGCTATTTCCTATATGAATAACCTCAAACCTATCCTCCAGAAATGCATGTGCTTCCCTACATGAGTCTACACAATTAGTACTTTCCCAATCCATACCAGAGTACACCAAAATCCTTGGTGTTTCACCAGCTTTAAATTGACTCTTGTCGAACCATTGTTTCATTCTCTCTACTTTTTCTGGATTTGACCACCATGTAGAATTAACTAAAATACAATCGTCTGGTGTTTGTTCTTTCAACTCTCTAACAAACTCTTTTTCAAATTCTGTTATATGTTGACTGCCACTTTTTTTATCTGCGCCTTCACTCCAATACATTATATTCTAATTACCTCACCAGCATCCCAACCAACTTCTTGATGACTAAGACTATTAGACACTTTGTTCTGCCACTTGTTTGTAAACTCCCTCATATTGTCTGTAGGTTCCATCCCAGTATATTCCAAAAACTCAAAATGCATGTTGGGGTCGGGATGTCGGTCAGAATCATAAGAATTATCAAAGGTACATTTAATGTGTGGCCACTCACCACCGACAGAATCTAAAAGACATGGATAGTTTGGTTTATCATAAATTTCATAAACTTCTTCCTCGTGGTCTTTATCTTCACATTCAAAAGGTGCCATCTGAAACATTTTGTATTTGAAATTTGATAGAAATGACTCAGTTAATTTAATTGTAGCAAGGTCTCTTATAAGATATCCTTTCTCAGAAACAAACATATCCATAAACTGTTCATCATATAAGTCTTGAGAATAGATATTGCCTGGCAAAAGCCATCCCCCCTTTAATTTTCCATGTTCATTGACTGGCATATTGCGATTCCATTCTTGTTTGGAACCACTTAGTATTCTTGTTACATATCGGTCTTCTCGCGTAATACTAGACCACATTACTAAAATTAAATCTTCATCATCCCAGTTGAATCGTTGAGATGTTTCAACTATTTGATTAGCAATAAACTGATTACCAGAACCAGAGTGTCCGTAATTATAAAATTCAGTTGCTTTATCAGAAGCATATATGTCTGCCCAAGTAGGCCAACGATATCTTGTCATACTACAACCAAACGCAAATATTCTTTTATACATTGTGAATATCAACTGATTGAGAAGATAACTGACTTAGTACTCCAACAGTCTCCCTTTCAAAAGTTCCTCTTGCATTTTTAAATACTTCAAAATTGTGCTTTAGTTTTTCCCTAACACTATTATATTTTGCTACCTTTTCATCATGAGACAATTGTTTCCATCTTTCAAGATTTTTGACTATAAGGTCAAATCTTTTTCTAATATCATATTCTTGGTCATAACTTTCATCAAACATTTCTGGGAAGGTCTCATATCCAAGATATCTAAGATGCCTTAATGTTCCCATACTTCCAACAACCAGAAAGGGATGTCTATAAGCAATAGGTTTATATATTTTCTCTGATAAGAATAAAGCGTCTGGGTCATCTTGGAATAGTGTTTCGGACACTAGACTAAAAAAAGAATCCTTGTACATGGGAGCAGACATTAATCTATCATCTTTATCAATTTTTTCGGGGTCATGGTCGGCAAGAATTCTTTCTCTATCTTTCCAAAATTTATATACCCACTCTCTCTGCACATCATAAGAAAAGAAAGAAATGTAACTATTATCATGTCTAGCAGTAAAAGCAGATATATCACGATTATTATACATTTGGTCTTTCCATTCCATATTGTATCTGTCTGTACCATCATTTGAGATGCCATCACCTCTACTAAGGAAACTAATATAGGAGTTATCGTTGGTGTATCCTAACCTGTGTAGTTCTGCAACCAATCCAGGCCTGTGAGACCTTGGTCTCGCGTTCAGACATATTAAGTCTTTACTTTTATCTGCGCCTGTAGGAACACCCACAAGAACCTCGTCTGGTTTACACCTTTCAAATGAGTCCTGTATTACTTGATTGGGTGCTCTTTCCAGTAGACTAGCATCGAAATCCTCATATGGTATTATAACATGGTCAGTAAACCCACCACTTAATTGTGAATGTCCATAGTTATTCTGGTGCATGTATTTTGGGTTCTGTAACCTGTGTACATACACGCCAGTTCGTTCCGCGTACTGTCCCCAATAGTCACGATGAAAATAATCATAAGATATTACCTTTGTAAACTGAAAGGTTGTTTTGTCCATGCCATGTCGGGTTCTTAACCAACGATTGTAATTAGCTTCTGCTTGCATGTCACCAAAAACCAAATAACATATTGCAGTTTCAAGTTGGTGTCCTCTCATCTGCTGATGGAAGTGATGTAACCACCCCTCAGAGTGAAACCCTTGATAATAATTCATACCTTCATGCGGAAACCAAAATACCAACGCCATCTGTCTCGCTCGTATCCACTCCTGTACCTCTTGGGGAACAGCGTTGAGACAAGTTTTAAATGATGAAGTAAATATAAACTGGGGTTCTAGGAAGTAAAGATTATTTGTATTTTTGTGAACTCCATTTGGGTCAAATTCTTCTATATCAACTAACTCATATGGCCAGTCAACATTTTGATAGTGTCCAAGGACATCGGTAGTATAATTAAAAACACCTTGAGCTTCTGGTGAACCAGAACCATTGGCGGGAGGCCAAGACATGCAATTTTCGTGGTCTACCTTTTGTCTTTTTCTGTCATAAAAAAGATAGTGTGTTTCTTTGGGACTGCTTTTTCTAACTAAGTACTTTTGTAATACGCTAGTGTTAATTCTTTTTAAGTCGGCAAGTTCTGTTCTGAGTCCTACGACTTCATCAACTAATTTGTCCAAAGTACTGTTTAGGGTTCCAAGGTTCTTTTCCAATTCCACCATCAACTAATATCCTATAAAATTCTGAAAATATTTCACTATAACATTCATTTCTCAATCCATCTAATCTTTCTGTAACAGGTAAAAACCCAAGGTCTAGTTTATCGAAATTGGGTTCTTGATTCATAAACGATATGATATCGTTCATATCTGGAATATTTATAAGTTTATCCTCGACCTGTTTTTTACATACATCTGGCATATTCCTAACACAATACTGTCTAGGAAAGTGCAAGAGATTTAGATATATATTATCTCTTCCAAACATCTCTACAAATTCGTCCAAGTAATATATGTTATAAAGACTAACTGTGTGACATACTTGGACATACATCCAATCAAGTGATTTAAAGTAGTTATAGTTATCCCACACTTCATCCCATTTTGCTGGGTGTCTGATATATTCAAATTTCTTGAATATTCCATCAATGCTAAACATTACTTCACAAGACTTGAACTCTTTCCACAAATCAAATATTTTTTGTGGTGGACGAATAGTTCCATTTGTGTTATAATGTAAGGATATATGTTCCGCGTGTCCTGCCTCTACTGTTCTACGCAATAACTCAAAATGTTCTTCTATCATAAATGGTTCACCACCTGTGAAGTCCATTTGCTCTATCAATGGCATGATTTCAAATAACTCATCCCACACAGTTGGATTTTTAATAATCCACAGAGGGTCTTTTTTGTTTAGAATTCTACCGTATAGTTTTTTCTCATCGGTCTGCCACTTTGAACTGTTTATACTACCACAAGTTCTACACTTTAAATTACACAATGTACCAAACTTCAAGTCAAGATATTTCGGAGTATCAGTAGCAATAAAACTTCCTCTTTCTTTTATCTCTTCAAGTTCTTTGGCAAATCTTTTATTATCTTGTAATCTCTTTGATTGATATCCTGCCTCTTCTCCTTCCCAACACATGGCACATCCAGACGGTTGTTTGCCTTCAAGAAACTCTCTTCGCAAATTCTTATATGGTTCTCCATTCCAGACATCAAGAAAGTTTTCTTGTTTTAGGTTCCCCATAGGATTGCCCTTATATAAACAACATGGATTCGCGGTTCCATCTGTAGTGAACTCTGTATGAACCCAAGGCAATACACATATCTTATCGGACATGATATAAGTCCTCTAGTTCGGGAAAAGTTTTCTGGAAGTCTTCTCCCCTTAACTCATCCAACTGTTTCATTTTATATTCAAACACTTCGAGGTGTTCTCCATCTAAGTCTTGCATCAAATGATTTTTTAAAGTATCGAATCCCTGTTTTACAGACCAAAGACTTTTTTCGGACAAGAAGTCAATGTGTTCTTGGTAGAGTTTTTCTAATTCTACTTTGTGGTGTTGTGGTAAAATCCTCATATCAAGGTGTTTCGGTTCTGTAACAATATTAACATTAAAAGAGTTGTAACTGTCAATATATCCGCCGTCCACAAGCGCGTGATGGAATGGTATTACATGATATGCATTTTGAATACTAATAGTAGAACTAACATAAAAGTTTACATGAGAACATGTTTCTTTCATTCGGTTTCTATTTTCTTTGAACTGTTCCCAGTTAAATCCACTACGAATAAATTCTCCTTGTTCTTCCATCCCATCTATACTAGCACCAACCTCTATATTCTTAAACTTCGGCCAGAACTCCAAGACATGCAAATCCTTATATCGCATCTCACTAAAATTTGTGTTGTATCTAATAAGTACATCGTGTTTACCCATCGCGTCTAGTTTCTTTAATATGCGATAGTGTTCTTCCATTATAAGAGGTTCGCCACCAGCGAAATATATTTCTTCTACAGATTCAAAGTGTGGTTCTATCTGTTCCCATAAATCAAAAGTATTCTTCTTGGGTACATCGTCTGGTAGGAATGACCTACCTGTTTCCAAAACAGCAATCTTCTTTGTATCTGGATACCAACCAGTACTCAACTGAGGGCCACAACTACGACATTTGAAATTACATATATTAGAAAATCTAAAATCCCAGTAGGGGAGTTTCATTTCTTCTATCGTACCATCATCCTCTGTGGTTTCAATTAAGTTTTCATAATGTTTCCATGACTTGTTTGCTCTATGTCTCATGGAGTGCCCACCAGAATCTTCTTGGTGATAACACCTTGAACATGCATCATGTCTTTCATCATTCAACATCTTCACGCGGATATCTTTTATCAAGTCACTATTGTATATTTCTTCTAAACTGTTATCGTTTAAATTACCAGCAATGTATTCCATTGGAGTGATACAACAAGGATATACATTACCATTAGGCCATGTGTGCAAATGCACCCAAGGTAACATACATAGATTTTTCTTGTCACTCATAATCTTTAATTAACTCATAAAATTCTGGGAAGGTTTTCTTAAAAGATGTTTTTTTCGTAACATCCATGGCACCAGTTTTTTGAAAGAAAGACTTCATTACTTCCAAGTCAGTATATGAGATGCCTTCTATATTAAAGTAATTCTTAACAACATCATATCCCCCACACCCAGACAACTTGTCTAAAATCTTTTGTTGTACTTGTTGCGGTAAAATTAGGGGGTCATATTGAGCGGGGTCTTTTACAAAATTATGACTTATATGTTCTCCCTCAAAATACTCGTAGAATTCTGGTATATAAAAGATGTTATATGTAGATACGGTTTGAAGTATGTTATAATCTAGGTTTTTGTATTGCCATGTTATATCTTTCATCCAATCTACAAATTCTAATACCTTTGACCAAGAGGTATATGTTCTAATGTACTCATTTCTTTCACCGACACAATCAATAGATAACATAAACTGTACTTTTTTAAATTCCTTCCATATGTCTTCATATGTGTGGTTAATAATTGTACAGTTAGTAGAATAGACTATCTCTACATTCTTCGATATCCCTCTATCAACTAAAGTCTGTAAAAAGTTAAAATGTTTGTCTATAAGAAAAGGTTCACCGCCATTGATATACAACAATTTCAATTCGTTGCATTTATCAATAAGTTTTTCCCAGAAATCTTCTTCCAATGGCCAGTTAAAACTACTCTTCCGCGTGAATTCTGGAAGCGCTCTTCTTTCTGGGTATATGTTATCCCAATCCTTTAACCACCTAGAAGACGAATAAGGATTGCAAGTACGACATTGAACATTACAATGATTACCAAGGCGTAATTCCACAAATTCATAGTTGACCTCTTTTAATGTACCATCGTCATTTGTGATTTTTTTTGCCTGTTCTAAAGTCATAGGAAGACGGCGACTTTCATAGTATCGCTTACTTTTATTTCCTACACTTTCTGCTTCCCAACACTTACTACACTCAATTGGTTTTTCTCCATTGAGCATTTCTAATCTAACTTTACTGAAACTATCAGAATTGGTAATCTCAGAAAAATCATCAACCTTTTGTAATGTCAAAAATTCTCTAAAAGCTTTGTTTCTAGTATGATTGAAAGCTTGTGATTGTCCTTCCTCTTGGTTTGATTCACAACATAGAGTGCATATCCCATGTGGATGGGTTGCTAAATGGTTCCAAGGTAATGGACAAAATGTTTCGCTCATATTCTATTCCACCAATCCACGGCATTACCGTGAAGTGTATCAACAAACTTCAGTTTGGATTTTCTTAAATCATCGAGATATTCTTGAAACTGTTTTCCGCGTTTCAATCCATCTTTATATGTGTCAGGCCATTGTTCATCAAATGACTCTCTATTTATTAGACTAACCAGAGAATCCTTATAAACTTTTGTTTTCCATGTTAGTCTTTCCTCTATATGTTGCATTAATGAATCAACTTGAGGTAAAAGTACATCTTTAGGAATACAAAACGGTGACATGACAACACTAGGGTCAAATGCATATGTAAATTTGAAGTATGATTTTATATCAAGAGAACTAGCGACATCAATTAACTTGTTAAGATGAAATAAGCCTGGCGTTGTTAGAGTTACATCAAATACTAATGCATCATCACCAAACTGGTCTATTAAAAACATACCAGACTTAAAGTTTTCTATCCACTCACTCCATACTAGTCCATCTCTGATATATTCTCCCACTTCATAAGCACCATCAATACTGGCACATATATTAACATTCTTAAAGTGCGGTAACATGTCCCATAAATTATAATCTTTATATTTTACTCTACTTAAATTTGTATTATAACGGATAGTAACATTTTTCGCGTGGCCATTATCTACCAATTGTTGCATGATAGTCCAATGTCTTTCCCACATCAATGGTTCACCACCAACCCAATATATTTCCTCTATAGTTTTATCATCGACTGCCTTTTGTAGTTCTTCTTCTAACACCTCTTCTTGAAAATTCGATATTTTCTTTCTGGTGGTTGGTTCCATCCAAGGGTCTTGTACAACATCTATAAGATTGTTCTTTTTCTTTTCTGCTTCCCAACTGGAAGATAATTGTTCCCCACACATCCGACATTTAAAGTTACATAGATTTGAAATACGATAATCATACGAGACTGGCATCTTATCATAATGTCCATCTTCTCGCGTAGTTGCTATAATGTCTTCTACTTTGTGGGGGAACAATGTTTCGGTAAAATATTGACGATATGTGTGTAGGTTTAAAACTTGGTCATTACATACTTGGCATTGTTTTAATTTTTCTCCTGCTAACATCCTTTTACGGATATCTTTCATATAATCACTATTCCAATGTTCCTCTAAAGACTGTGGTTCAAACTTTCCTTTTGCCGTTCCACTATCTAAATACTGTTTTTGGAAAGATGCCTCTTCTCTGCTAGCACAACACAATCTTCTTTCGCCTTGTGGTGATACATAAGTATGAGTCCACGGTGCAGTACAAAGATAAGGTCTATTACCAGTTATTTTTCCCATTCCAAAATCCACTTACCTGTAGAGTATATTTGTCATGTAGTCCAGCATTACAACTAAGGTGACGCGGAGTGCTGTCCCATAACAATCCCTCTCCAGCTTTCCAATGAGTGCAATTTATCCACTCACCATTACCATCCTCATATTGTAGGAAGTGACCTACTTTCCAATCCTCTAAAAATATGTTTGCTCTAACCTTCAACCTATCATCATCGGGATAAAGAGTCTTGAATTTAAAAAATGTGTCTCGGTGCAAAGTAACAGTATTGCCAGGCGGTTGTAAAATGGCACTAATTGTCTTTACATCAATGTCTAACTGTTCCCCTATTGCTTCATAATCAATATCAGATGGTTCCCACCATATTTGTTGTATTCTAGTATTATCTTCATGATAACTTTCTGGGAATCCATTACCAACCGATTTATGGATATCCGTTTGTTCTCTTTTTTGATATGAAATACAACTTCCATAGTGTTGAGTAAAATCCCCACTCAAAAAGGTGTTTAAATCATAGTCAAATTTTATTTTTTTAAATAGCATTTTTTTTCCTCATTTATCATAGTCGCCTAAGGCTTCGTCTATATTCTTATTATCTGGTTTCAATACCCATCCTTCCTCTTCTGCGATTTTTTTCAAATCTGGGTCATCCGCGTATTGTTCCGTACTATCACCACTAGGCATAACTGTAATTGGTTTAGTTTCTGTGTCTGGAAGAGTGTCTATCCAATCAGTAAGGATTTCTGGAAAAACAGAAATACTTTTATCTCTTCTTTTATCATACTGTCCATAGAAGGTTTTAAAATCTCTCCACAAAGTCATCTTGTCACTAGTCCTTCTATGTGGAGCATCAACGATTACAAGATAGTCTATCAACCTCTCAACACTTGCCTTTTCAAAATCATGCCAGTATGGTCTGTCTTTGTTTTCTTCATACCAGTTAGATAGATTCTCTCTAAGGTAATCTTTGATATGGTCTGGTAGTGAGAGTGGACTTTGGAAACTAGGGAATCTCAATAGGTTGACACTAAACACAGGCGTTTTACTTTTTGTCAATTCTTTCAGTTTGAATACATCATCTAAGAAGTCTGTTATACTAAACAAACACAAACTGTTAATGGTCATCATTATATTAATGCCTTCATAATTACCTTCTTTAATAAATCTCGTTATATTGTTAGTCCAGAGTTCATAGTCAAGTCCGTCCCTTATATACTCAGCTTGTTTTCCTGTTGCTTCACAACTAGTGTAAAGGTGAAACTTCTTAACACCCTGTGACTTCTCTATCAATCTATCAACAATACTTTTCTTCGCAATAAGATTAGAGTTTACTGCGAATCGCATATCAGATGGATTGTTTTCAAACCAATCAAACAACTTCCATACTTGGTCAGACATTAACGGTTCGCCACCTGTAACCCTCAATTCTTCAAGACTCTCTGATAGTCCATCTTCCCACCAATCCCAGAACGCTGTTACATATGGGTTCTCTTCTTTCTTACCATATGGGTCTGCCCACGCACCGTCATGTTGAAAGGCAGCTGCACCATCTGATACCATGTTTTGATAAGGGCCATGTTTCTTTATATCCTTCGCCCATGTAGTAGAGAAACTAGAGTTACAATAAGAACACGCAAGGTTACATGTTCGGTCAAATGCAATCTCAAATGTTTTTAATAATGTATTATCATTGTGGTCTGCTTCGTGAGCCTTCTTTAAATCTGAGTTGGTGTATATGATTGACTTATATACTCTATCACTAACAGCATCAGTTCCCATGTCTTCAACTTTCCAACAATACTCACACTCACGCGGTCTCTCTCCGCGTTGCATCATCTTACGCATTGCCTTCTTGTGTTGCGTGTTATGAATTGCGGATGGGTCAGCTGAAATCTCGTGTAATGGAATTTTATGTGCTGGGGGGTGATGACAAGAAGCAGTAGTACCACTACCTAACCATGTAGTAGCATTATACCACTTCGCACCACAAAAACTTGTTGACTTGGTATCAAGAATATCTTTACGATATTTTATCAAATCATACTCTTTATTCAATTTCAATCTCCGCTTCTGTCATTATAACAACTCTCGCCCCACATGGTAACAATGGTTTATCATTCCCACCATATATTACTTCACTCGGGCCATGTATCTTTACACTATGTCCATAAGTATTTTTTCTTCCCTCTTTTACTGTAAGAACAGGTTCGTTTGTTCCATGTTTTTTATTAGCACGAATCTTGTGCATGTTTACATGAATGTATTTTTTAGTCATCCCACCACTCCAATAAATGTGCATATTCTGGAAAAGTTTTGCTAAAGTTTTTCTCTCTTCTGATATCGTAGGCTTTTATATAATTTACAAAGTCTGCTCTATATTTTTCAGCACCTTTGTGTTCTTGCCTAAGGTATTCACAGAACCTCTGTATCTGGTCATACTCTTCCAAATAAATTCTTGCGAACATATCTGGTGAATTATATTTCAACCAAACCTTAGCGGTCAATTCGTAATCCTGTGCATAGGATATTCTTGTAGTCCTATCTAACAAGGTACATTGTAGGTGAGGCGGGAATCTCAAATAGTTTATACTTAACGGTATTCTATTATTTGCTAAATCTTTATTATACTTTATCCTTAACTGCATTATATCATCAATAAACTGGTCAAAAGTAGTCATACTCAATATATTCAATGTAGTCATTATTGCTACATTCGCGTCTGTTTCTGATAATACCTTTTCTACATTGGCACGCCAATAATCGTAATCCATGCCATCTCTAATATATTCTGCTTGTTCTCCTATTGCTTCTGCACTAGTATATATCTCAATTTGTTTGACTTTATCTTTTAATTTATTTACTTTATCAACAAGTTTTTGTATTAGGTCTGGGGGTGTACCCAAATTACTATTAATTGCAATAGACAACTCTGGGTTTGCATTTTCGTATATGTAATCCAAAGTTTTCCATACATCCTTACTCATGGTAGGTTCACCGCCTGTCATTCGGAATACTTTCAAGTGAGGGAGTGCCTCTGGAAACCATTTCCAAAATGCATCAACATATGGGTTTGGGTCAGAGTGTTTATAAGGGAACTTTTCTACTTCTCTTAAATAGTCTAAATTACCAGAACCAAACTGTACAGGATAGTCGCCATTCTTTTCTATGTCCTTCATCCACTTAGAACTAATCTCTGGAGAACAATACGCACACGCGAAATTACATGCGTTTGAAAAGGATACTTCTAGATATGTTGGATAGACATCTTTTGTAGGGTTATCAGTTGCAATAATATCAACCTTATCCCATGACCACCAATCAGCGGTCTTATAATGGCGGTCAGAAAAATGGTCTTTACCTTGGTCTTCTATTCTCCAACAGTAATCACACTCTTTGGGTCTTTCCCCATTGAGCATCTTTATTCTCTGTTGTTTCTTATACTTACTATTATGAAGAGCTGCTGGATTCTCTAATACTTCTTCTACTGGTATTTTATGAGGCGAGGGATGGTGACAAGAGTGATTATAACCATTCTGCAAATACAGAGTAGTCTGCAACCACTTAGCAGAACAAAAAGAAGGACTAATCTCATTAATCTTTTTTCTTTTTTGTTTTAATTGTTCAATCCAAAACTCATTGGGTTTGTTTTCAGCCATCACATAACTCATAAAAATATGTCAACTCTGGAAACGATTCGTGCCAGTTAGTGTTTCTCCGTCTATCGTGTTCATCGACAAATATTTTAAAATCCTTTCTATGACTATTTAGGCGTTCTCCAGTAAACCTATTTGCGTCTACCCATTTAAGTAGTCTCTCAAATTTCACAACTTCCGCGTGATTAAACTCTTTGTTATATGACATAAACTGATAACTGTCTTCTAATGTTTCTCTCATATCATCATCCATTATAAGACATGATAGATGAGGCGGGTTTGTCATAAATGGTGTATCAATCAATACATCCCCTATATCTTTTAGTTGTACAACATAGTATAAGAAGTCCTTGAATCTTGGAATACTTAATAAACAAAATGTAGTCATAAAACTCAAAGGAATTTTATGGTTGATAACAGTAAGAACATTCTGGTCAAACAAGTCCCAGTTAAGTCCGTGTCTAATCCACTCCGCCTGTTTTCCGAATGTATCTACACTAGCATATATCTTAGACTTCGCTGGTAATAAGTTACATGCTTCTGTAACCCTTCTATTAGAAACTGATAGATTACTGTTTACATGGAAGTTAATAGACTCTCCACGCAATCTATCCATCATATCAAATGTACTTTTATGTAACAGGGGTTCTCCACCAGTTATTCTTAAAGTATTAAGATGTTTTCTTGCCTCACTAAACCAATCCCAAAACTTATCTAACAGGGGGTTATCATCATCCTTATAAAGTTCCTCTGTTCCATTCAATTCATATTGACCTCTATTCTCTGGGTCTACAAGAGGGTATGCACCTTCTTTTTTTATTTCCTGTAACAAAGTAGAACTTAGAGAGGGAGCACAATAAGAACATTTCATTTGACATGTATTTGAAAAACTCATCTCCAAGTATTTCGGATACACATACTCATCCCACTTTAAGTTAGCAGTAGTCTCAATAATATCCTCTTCCATCTGAGTGTATATTGGAGTGAGAGTTGTTCTGGGACTTACCGCACCAGCATCTTCAGCCTTCCAACAATAAGAACATTCATCTGGTCTACCACCTTCCAACATGGTCTTTCTTTGTTGTATCTTATGAAGAGTATTATGCATATCTTCATCAAGTTTAAGGTTTTGCTGTGGGCAATGAAAACAGGAATGGTAGTTACCTGTGCCTAAGTGCATTTCTAAATGCCACCACTTTAGAACACAGAACCCTTTACCGATTTCGTTGTTTCTTCTTGTAATGTCATCTAGGTATTTAGCGACCTCGTTCATTGCACCTCAAAACATGAGTAAAGATATTACTCTGATTACCTAACATTGACGCAAAGTGTGTAGTGTCTTTTGGAAAACAAGAACCACCGAAACCATATTCTCCATCTGGGCCTGGCACATCCCAATGAGAGGTTCCAAGGTTTGCGTATGTCTTCAATAACTTCGATACATTGTTATATTCTACATTTTGTTCTACACATGCAGTATGAATATAGTTTGCCATAGTTACCTTAGCAGCTAACATCGCGTTTCTAGACAACTTATACATCGCAGCTGTTTTGGGGGAAACAAATATAGTATTTCTATTTGTAAACCAAGATTCCATCTCTGATTGCGTGTCTCCATCAGCACCAACGATAAAAGGAATTGACTTATCATCTGAGTCTTCTTCCCAATTCTTTTCTCGCAAGAATTCGGGCCAATGTATCCAAGTGTCTTCTAAGTTGTTTGGGCCAACTGTGCTACGAATAACTATTTTTGTTCTATCTGGTATTACTTCTATTGCTTCATGTATAATAGACATATCAAATTCATTTCCATTATACCAATG